TCGAATGGTTAACCTAATGATTCACCCACCACAATATGGAACAGTCGAGTATTACACTGAGATGTTCTCAGATATACTAGCTGATCTTGAACCATCAAGAGAGTCTAAAACACCAGATAATATCTACAAAGGATTTCTTTTAGCAATCGATAGCTGGTTTGAGTATCACGAGGAACAAACAAATGTCTATAGAGAATTCAGAGAGCGAGTTCGTAACACACTCGGAGTGCTCTAATTGTGGCTCATCAGATGCAAACTCAATGTATTCTGATGGTCACACATATTGTTTCTCTTGTCACACTTATGTACATGGAGATGGTTATTCACAATCATCTCTTCTTTCTTTAACAAACACAATGTCCTATCAAGGCTCAGCCGTAAGGTTGCAGAAACGTGGACTATCAGAGAAGACCTGTGAACGGTTTAAAATATACCGTGATGGGAACTCAATGAGATTCCATTACCATAATAAAGATGGTCAATGTATCGGAGCAAAAGTAAAAACTAAAGGTAAACATTTTACTTATGAGGGTGACACGGATGGATCGTTTTTTGGACAACAACTCTGGAAGAATAAAGGAAAACGAGTTGTTATCACTGAAGGCGAATTGGATGCAGCGAGCTGTTTTGAAGCCCTTCCTAATTGGGAAGTGGTTTCATTACCAAGCGGGGCAGCGTCAGCCAGACGATCAATTCAAAAGAATTTGGAATGGTTACAAGGCTATGAAGAGATCGTCCTCTTTTTCGATAATGATGAGGCGGGGCGAGAGGCTGCGAAAGAGGCGGCTACGGTATTACCACCATCTAAGGTAAAGATAGCCCGTATGGAGGCATACAAGGATCCCTCAGATGCCTTACAACAGGATGATACAGCTACATTAAATAAAGCTATCTGGGAAGCTAGACCTTATAGACCAGATGGCATAGTAGATTGCAAATCTCTACTTGAATTAGTAACAACACCAAACAAACCACACGATTATGCCTATCCTTTTTCAGGACTACAGCGAAAACTTCATGGTATCCGGCTCGGAGAACTTACCACAATTACTGCAGGAAGTGGTATCGGAAAGTCAAGTTTCTGTAGGCACCTTGCTACTTCGATACTCCAAACAGGAGAACGGGTCGGTTATGTGGCTCTTGAAGAGTCCAATAAGAGAACAGCCCTTGGTCTCATGTCAGCAGCCGTTGGTACATCACTCCACCTCGGAGAACACGAACGATCAGAACTTGAATCAGCCTATAACGAAACCCTAGCTAAGTGGAACTTATTTTTATTTGATGGATTTGGTTCATTTGACCCCGATATTATTTACAACCGTATTGAGTACCTTGCAAGCGGTTTGGATACTAAAGTTGTCTTTTTGGACCACCTTTCAATCCTCATGTCAGGACTTGAAGGTGATGAAAGACGAATGATTGATACAACAATGACACGATTACGTTCATTGGTTGAGAGAACAGGTATAGCACTATTTTTAGTTTCACATTTAAGGAGACCAGGTAATGACAACAACCATGAGGAAGGTGCGAGGGTTACCCTTGGACAACTTAGAGGAAGTGCAGCGATTGCACAACTATCTGACTCAGTCATTGCACTTGAAAGAGATCAACAGGCTGAGGGCAATGGAACTAGTACGACTGTTAGAGTCCTCAAGAATCGCTATTCTGGGGAAGTTGGCATCGCCTGTCAATTAAGCTACAATTTAGACACCAACGCATTCACTGAAAATGAAATTGAATCCGCATTTGACCCCTCAACGGATTTCTGATTATAAGAAGATCAATGAGGTAGCTATTGAGAATGGACATAGGTTGAGAGTAATGACAACAGAAGAGGAGATCCAATCATTCAGAGGATCCGCTGGACCTAAGTACAATAGACCTAATCCACCAACAGATGCAGCTGTTAAGGCAGCACAATTTGTAGACAAAACTTACACCTGGAATGGACGCTAAATGCTGATCTTTGATTTAGAGACTAATGGTCTCTTATATGAAGTCAACACTATCCACTGCTTAGCTATTTATGATACAGAAACTAAGGAAACATTGTCTTACAATGATACAGGAAATACAGAACCTGTGGTTAGGGGAATCCAAAGGTTGGAGGACTCGGACGAAATTTGTGGTCACAACATCATTAGCTATGATCTTCCTGTCATTCGTAAACTATACAGCTGGTTCAATAGGAGTGACGGCATTCTTGATACTCTTGTTTTATCTCGCCTTTACCATGCCAATATGTTAGATGTAGATAAGAAACATGCATGGAAACACATGCCACTACAACTCTATGGTAGACATTCTCTTGAAGCTTATGGTCATAGACTAGGTTGTTTCAAGGGAGCATTCAGTAAGACTACTGATTGGAAAGATTGGTCACAAGAGATGGAAGATTATTGTATACAAGATGTTAATGTCACCACCAGACTATGGCAACACTTTCAAAAATACCTGACTTCGTAAGACTAGAACATCAGGTAGCAACACTATTAACACAACAGGAGATTTATGGATGGAGATTTGATGAGAGAGCTGCATGGCAGCTTACACAGACTATCCAAGAAGAACTTCAAAAGACTGAAAAAGTACTACAAGAAAGGTATCCTTTCGTCCAAGGCACGGAATTCAATCCTAAAAGAGATAACAAAACACAAGGCTACATACGAGGCGCACCTTTTTGTAGACTCAAAGAATTAAACACTTCATCAAGAGATCATATTGCATGGATTTTACAGACACATTGTGGATGGAACCCGGACAAATTAACTGCAACTGGAAAACCAATTGTGGACGAAACATCTTTGAAAGAGAATGGCTCAGAGGTGGCGATGATGTTCTTATCGCAACTAGAGACGACCAAGAAACTGGGGATGTTATCGAACGGCGTGAACGCATGGCTGAGGCTATGTACGAGTGCTAAAAGAATACATCACCATTGTTCAATTGGAGCTATAACACATCGCTGTACACATAGAAACCCAAACCTCGCACAAGTCCCATCGGACGATGAGTTTAGAAGATTATTTACCGCAAGTCCAGGCTACATTATGGTCGGGGCTGATCTTAGTGGCATCGAGCTTCGTATGCTTAGCCATTATCTTTCCAGGTATGATTCTGGACGATATGCCGATATCCTCCTCAATGGAGACATCCATCAAGTCAATGCAGATAAGATAGGAATCTCAAGATCACAAGTCAAGACAGTTACTTACGCATTTTTATATGGAGCTGGAGATGAGAAAATCGGACATTCAATTGACCCTTTACTCACTACCAAGAAAGCGAAGAGCACTGGTAAGGAAATTCGTGCAGCATATGTCGATGCCATTCCAGGACTCGAAGATCTTCTTAACGCTGTTAAGAAAGCGAGCGAGAAAGGATGGTTGAAAGGTATTGATGGGAGGAAATTCACAATCACCTCTTCTCATTGTGCCTTGAACTACCTTTTACAAGGATCGGCAGGCGTCATTGCTAAACGATGGATGGTGCTTGCAGATGAAAATATTAAAAAACTAGGCATTGATAAGGACACCCATCAATTAGCCTTTATTCATGATGAACTTCAATATGAAACCAAAAGAGAACACGAATCAGACCTATGTGCATCCTTGGTATACTCAGCAGCAGAAGCTGGTGAATATTACAAACTCAGATGTCCAATTGCAGCGGAAGCTGTACGAGGAGACACATGGGCAGACACCCACTAAACCTAATGAAATTATTAATTGATGCCGACTATATCGTTTATAAAAGTTGTAGCGCCTGCGAGTATGATCTTGATTTTGGCAATGATGTTATCGTTGTCGCTAGCAGATTCAGCGAAGCCTATTCATCCGTTCAGCGCGAACTTAAGCAGATTATTGACAGGTTCCTATGGGACCAACCAAAATTAATTTTATTTTTCAGTGACTCTGAAAATTTTAGAAAAAAAATATATCCAGATTATAAGGGACATAGAAATAGAAAGAAGCCCTGCGGATATCGTAGGGTGATTAATGCTCTTAAGGAAGAGTATGAAGTTATTACACTACCCACACTTGAGGCTGATGATGCTCTTGGAATTTATGCCACTACTAATCCTGGTAACATTATATGTAGTCCTGACAAAGACATGAGACAAATACCTGGTAGACTCTTTGACATGAACGAGACCGTTATGATCACTGAGGAAGCAGGTAGAAGGTGGCATCTAATACAGACACTAGCAGGTGATCAGACTGATGGTTATTCAGGATGTCCTGGCTATGGTGTAAAGACTGCTACAAAACTATTTGAGAAGGAAGGGTATACATGGAATGTTGTTGCAGATGCCTTCCTTTCTAAAGATTTAACTGAAGAGGATGCATTGTTAAATGCTAGACTCGCACGTATACTAACAAAGGAAGATTACAATGACGAACCTATCCCGTGGACTCCCACCAATGCCTAAGATTGATCTATCACTTGAGCAAGAGTTCAAGATGAAACAGATCACTGATGCATTAGAGAAGGTAAGTAAGGAAGAGATTATATTTGTAGCATTATCATTACAAAGGATGAACTTTGTTTTATCCAATAACATCACCCAATTACTAAGAGAATGGCAACCAACCCAGCCTATTACAACAGAGGATCTATCGAAGTCTGGGACTTTGTAAGGGATCAGAATTTAAACTATCACCTTGGTTGTGCTCTTAAATACATTTGTAGAGCAGGGCACAAGGGAAGTAAGGCAGAGGACTTACAGAAAGCAATCCACTATTTAGAGAACGAACTTGAAAACTCCATCACAACAGGCGAAAGAATTCAGGGATGCATATACCCTAACAGATACTATGCAGAGACGGGAACATCAGAAAGTTTTGATAGATGAAGAATACTCTGAATTCATTGAAGCCCACTATCGACTTGATCGTGTGGATACTATCAAGGAATTGGCAGATCTTGTGTATGTCTGCTTTCAGTACGCTGCTAATCTTCGTTGGGATCTTGGCACTGCTCTTGAGAGGGTACATGAATCCAACATGTCAAAGCTTGGAGAAGACGGGAAGCCTGTCTATAGAGCTGATGGCAAGGTCTTAAAAGGACCAAACTATAAACCACCAACATTGCATGATTTAATATGAACACAACTGACAAGATCTCTAGGACAGGTAGAGTACAAAATTGGATAGATAACCCTGATGGTAGACTGCCTGTAAGTTGTACTGTCTACTCAGTTTCTGATTGTATGGAAGGACACGATGGTATTGAAGATAGCTGGAGGTTTGTCAGCCATGCTCTCAGGTATGGTGCAGGGTGTGCAGTACATCTTAGTAACCTTAGACCAGCAGGAAATGAGAACGGTAAAGGTCTTGTCGCAAGTGGTCCGTTATCCTTTGCTAAGTTCTACAACCTACTCAACCAAGAATTGAGGAGAGGCGGCACCTATCGTAATGGTGCTGTGACTTTGCATATGGATATTGATCATCAAGATATCAGGATGTTTGTCAATACAACACGAGCACAACTACCTTGGGTAAAGAAATGTGTTAATCTAACACAAGAATTGTGGGATAAATCTAATCAAGACACTAAAGAAGACATCATTGCAGGCATTCAACGTGGTGATGTTTGGTTGAACAAGATGAAATGGGATAAGAATGGCAGTAGAATCCTAGGTAATGTGTGTCTTGAGGTATATTTACCTAGTAGAGGTACTTGTTTATTACAACATGTTAACCTTGGAGCATGTACTGTCAATGAAATCCCCGAAGCTTTTGTTGCAGGGATGAGAGAACTATGTGATCTCCATGCTAAGACAGGAGTACAAGAGCACAGTGAGTACCTTCCTCCTACTATCGACAAGCAAGTAGGACTAGGGATGCTTGGACTAGCTAACCTTCTTAAGTTAGAAGGTGTTAGTTATGCAGAGTTTGGAGAAGCATTGTTTGTATTTAATAATGGTGTAGAGATTTCTAATAACCATCCTGCAAGTTTTGAGATGGCTATGAAGATCGTACAAGCTCTCCATATGGGCATAGAACGTGCGGCAGCAGTAGCTAGGTCACATTACATGCAACGTGCCTTTGCCATCGCTCCTACAGCCTCCTGTAGCTATCGTAGCGTTGATCGTGAAGGTAACACTTGTACACCAGAGATAGCACCACCAATTGCTAGGTCTATTGACCGTGACTCTGATACATTTGGAGTCAAGACTTATGAATATGGTGATGTAGAAATTGCTAGTAAGGTAGGCTTTGATGTTTACCAAACAGTAGCAAATGAAATAGTTAGAATGCTAGAAAATACCGGGTTGTTTCATGGTTATTCATTTAACACCTGGTCAGACGTGGTTACCTATGATGAGGACTTCATTCAGGATTGGTTGGAAAGCCCACAGACGAGTATGTATTACTCGCTTCAAGTAATGGGTGATGTTCAAGATAAGTCCAGCACATATGCTGCTTTGGATGCTGATGAAGTCATGGATTACTTGGAAAATATACTAAATGAACCTTCATGTGATTGCCAAGAATGAGACAGACGCCTTATCAGAAACTATACAACAGAAAAAGAAAGTGGACACCAGTCCAAACAACAGCAGGTCAACTTAAAGAAGGTGCGGAAGAAACAATCTTCCGTGCTTTAGCTATTAGGCATATGGAATTGCCTGTAGGAGAATGGATTAAAGATGCTTTAAAAGAAGTACCTGAATATGCTCAGGAGCTTCTACTATCAAACATAAAAGATGAAGAGAACCACGACATCGCTTTGGGATATGCAGCTAAAGCAATTGGCACAGACCAACAATCAGAAGAAGAAGCTCTCAGACTTCGAGACGCTTGGGAAGCTCACCCAGACCACACAATCTGCAAGGCATTGGTGGCTGAACGAGGAATCTTCTTCACCCTATTACCTTTCATGAGATTTAATGGTGATGCAGGACTACGAACAATTTCAGCAGACATCTCAAGGGATGAGCAGATACATGTGGCGACTAATAGCCTACTCTGTGCTGAACTTAACTTGGATATCTCTCCTAGTTTGGACAAGCTTAGAAAGGCTACAGTAGCTTGGATATATGAACCACTAGGTAAATATACTGGCGATAAATATTTAAGTAAAAAATTTTGGCAGGATCAGAGCGATAATCTTATGTATAAAGGAAAGACCAATGGACTTTCTGATACTAAGAAAGCAAGGATGCCTGCGTTCTTTGAACACAGTAACGTAAACCTCCCACAGTATTCATGACAAGTACATCACTCTCCATGTTAGAGACAATGGGGATGCAACATAAATCAATGGTACAACAACTAGATGAAACATTCCCAGTGATCAACCCTTCTCCTAATGATTCGATTGAATCTATTATGTATAGATCAGGTCAACGATCAGTAGTGGAGTGGCTAATAAATAAAATGGAGAGTTAATTAAATGAGTATGTATGATGAGATGAGGTATGGAGATGGGGTTAGTTTTGCAAGACTACCAGGTCAATCCTTATCTATAGCAGGTAGAGGTAGGACCATTGGTAGAGGTGAGATAGATTATGAGCATTACAGGAGTGATCCTCTCTTTCAAATGGCATCTGAAGCTATCGGAGTTAACTTCAATGAAGCAGACGACATAGTTAAGATGACTAATTGGATTCGTAATCAAATGGGGTTTGGAGACCTAGCTGCTATGCAGAATAGTGGGGATGGCTATGGATCTAGTGATTATGATTCTGAAATAGAAGATAGAGCAGAGTACTATGAATCACAGATTGGTAATGGTGAATGGACTCCACAAGTAGCACCTGGTATGGAAGATAGACTAGCTTACTGGGCTGATAAAGCAGCAAAGACTACAGCAGAGATAGAGAATCCAGATTTAGGTAGTGAATTTGATGCTAGGTTTGATGAAATAGGTGGTGCTCCTAAGGTTAGGACATCTAAATCTATTAGGGATGAGCATGGTACATTTGGTTATGATACCTTAGTTGAATCAGTGAAGAGCTGGAACAAAGCACAAGATGAATCACATCTACCTAAGTTTGATTCGATGAAGTACATCACTTCTTTGAAAGGTTATGACACTGGTCAATTAGTTAGTGGTCAATTAGATGCACCGAAGGATACAGGTATCGGTGATAAGTTTGGGTTTGAATGGAGTAATGCAGATCAAACACAGATTGAAAACTTACCTACTAGGATTAATCTTGATGCAGTAATGGAACAGTACACTCACAATTGGATTGAAGCTAAGGCATCTGAAAGACCTATTGGTGAGGGATGGCAGAACAGTGAGAAGGATTGGGCTGATAGTAGATACATGAAGCAAGATCAGAAGTTGAAAGACTCAATGTTGATTGCTTATAAAGATCTACCAATCAAGACTAAGAATAAGGTAGCTCAATATATCCATGATTATAATGTAGATACAGGAGAGAAGGGGTGGAATCCTAACACTGTATCTGGAGATGGTGGTACTTTAGAAGATAGAATGAAAGATATATTCTCTCAATTTGATAATCATTTGTATGATCCTGGTCAGTTTAAGAGTGACTATCCTGATGGAATTTCAGGTACTCCTAATGTAGATTATAAAGGTGATAGTACATATAAATATGATAAGCAACCAGACTATGAACAATCACCAGATCCTAACCCACCAACTACAGGCACTGAACCTGAACTAGATCCTACTAATCCAGGTGATGGAGATGATGGAGATAAGAAAGGTAATGGTATCTTTAATCGTATGAGTTATGATACTTATCGTTCATCTTCTGCTAACCTACAATATGCTAAAGGTAAACCACTTAGTTTACTTGGTACTGATCCTGAAAAGATGAGAGCAGCAAGGCACCTAGTAATTGATAGAAAACTAGGTGATTATAATCCTAATGGATCACCTGGTTCAGTAGGTAGGATGTACCAAGGTACTGCACAACAAGCTAAGGAACTATTAAACTGGTGGGACACCACTGGTGGTTATGATTATAAGATGAGTGAGAAGCAATTTGAAGCTGAACAAGATAGACTACAAGCATTAGCTGATAAAGATACT